AAGTATGATCCACTTCATCTTAGCATCCTCTTTAGTATAGGCTCTATGGCTATCGTTATGTGTGTTATACTATATCCTATGATATATCTAATCATCTGTACTATCATTCAATAGCATATCAAACTTTATATGTCTTATTACCTTCTCTATACTTTCGCCTAACTGTTGATAGTATATAAGGTCTTTATGTCTATATGGGTATAAGGGATGATCTGATGGATTACCAGTTATCTTATGCCTATCTACCTTTATCCAATTAGTCCATATATCTTTGGCTTGTTCGTAATTGGGCTTTTCATGTTGTTCTAAACTGATTAGTAAGTCTATTAGATCAACTGCTTGTTGTTTGTTCAACGGTAATCCTCTTTAGTGCTTCATTAGCTATCTGTTCTGTTGATGCTAATACGATACCTAGTCTACGGCCTTTGTATGCTGTTTCCTTACAAAATAGATGTACTTCTGTTCCTTGGATCTTTAGTGCTTCTTCTATACCTGAGACTTTATAGTTGCCTTCAATTGGCCGTTTATTGTCATACACACACCGTCTCCCTT